GTCTCATGTCAAGCAACAGCAATAACAACGATTCGAATCAAACTGGTAAGACTGACAATGCAATGTGCAATGCACCATTCGCGCTGCAGTCAAACCGGACCCTCAGTATTTCCACGGATTGGCTCGAGGATCACATCAAATCCTTCCGCATTTTGCGGAAAGGTGATGAATCCACTTGGCAGTCCACCCAGCTTACCCCAGCGGCTTGGGGAGTGCTACATGTTCTGTCTGATTACCCATTCTCTCTTGAGGTTGGGTTTTCGCTCAGTGATATTTGTGAACAAGCGCTTGATATGTACACTGATGTTTATCAGCCATGGTTCTATGATGAACTCACCGTTAGGGAAGCTATGTTTGATGGATTCAAATTTCTCGTCAAGCATGGCATCTTTGATGACCACGGTAACAAAGATCTCCATTGCGGCATATTTCACTGCAGATTTGGGAACATAGCTCTTCAGCGTATTCTCACGTCTTGCGTTTGCGATCGCGCTGCTATGGGTGCCTACTGTTATGTTTGCTCTATGAACAGTCTTTGTACTGTCCGTAATGCAGATCTCACTTCTTCGCCCTTACTGGCTGATGTTCCTTGTAGCAATTTGGTTTGTCCTTGTTACAACATCAGTCATGCAAAGGATGAAATGGTGAATGATGATTTCCGGACAGGTCGACAGAAACTGTATTATCTTCAGGACCGGGTCACTCGCCGCCAAGCGTCCGGTCGCCCTTTTAGGGCAGCTCTCTGTGATGTCTGTGTGGGTTTATTGTTTGTGGTTTTCTTCTGTCCAGGGGCTTTTGCTGCTGGGCTTGATACCACTGGTATGTATGTTACCCTCACGTCTTTTGTCGTTGGAGGTCTTATTTCTTTAACTCCAGTGATCAGTGCTTTCTCCACCACCGTTATTGCATGCGGCATCGGCTTCACTTTCCTTCGAATGACTTATGAGGGTCTGAAAGCAGCTCGCGAGCGATTGGATTCTTCGGCTCGCCGCGCTTATAACGATGGTCGTGGTGCTCTGTTGGAAGAGGAGGAAGCTCCCCCTTACAACCCTTCTTTGACTGATGGTCTGTGGTCCTTTGTTCTAGAGAGTGTTCCTCTCAGCAAACAAATGGCCTCAATCTCAAAGAAAGTGACCAAGATGCATGACTTTGCTCAAGGTATGTCCGATAAAGTATCTGCTGCCGGGTCAAAAGTTTACTCTTCGACTTCTAGTGCCCTCTCTTCATTGCACGGTACTAGTTTGATCGCTTGGGAATGGATTGTCGCCAACCAAAAGTTGATAATGACTGCGATTTTTGGTGTTTGGTTGGTTTTTGGCCCTATTCCCAGCATGTATCGAGAGTACGAGGCTTTCCGTAAGTCTCGAAACCTCAAAGAAGCTAAGCAACGATTTTACAATCAGTGGTTGTTGCTTGGCCAACTCTGTGGAGTAGCTGCATTGTTTACAGGCATGGCTGAGAACGGTTTTCTTACTCATGTTATGAATTCTGTTGTTAAGTGTGTCTCTTTGGCCGGCAATATTGCCGCTGATGCGGTCGATGCAAAAGCCTCTCCGTCCTTTGTCTCTGGTGGGTTTCAGAGTGCCCCACCACCCTCATATTCTCCTGTTGATCCTTTATTCTCTGCAGATTCTAGACCTTCTCAGATGCTGTATCCAGATCGACACAATAATCTTGCCAACAATTCCAACCCTGCCAACAATTTGAACGTGCCTATAAGTCCGATTGCAAGTGCTCCTGGAGTTGAAACGATTACTGTCACTGTTGAGGATACCGGTGAATTACCAAACCTTCTCGGAGCTGACACCTTGTCCAATGCTGGGTTTATCTCACGCATGATTGAACGAGGGTTGTCCCCTGAAGAAAAAGCAGCAATAACTGGGCCTCTCAAAATTGCTCTCGGAGTAGCCGGCTCCTTGCTTGTGGCTGCTATCGTCAAGCCTTACATTGCCGGAATGTTCGCTAGTAAGAAGGAATCAGCTGAAGAAAAGGCTGTTTATCATGAAAAGAAACGTGAGCTTCTTCTCACCAAAATCAAGATAGCTGTTGCCAAGTCAAAGAAACATGGCACGGCGGAGAACAAATTTAATCTTAAGACAGCTGTCAATAAGATTAATAAACTTCTTCGCACCCATAGGGCGACTGCTGTCTTCCGAAATAGAACCCCTTCCGCTGCTGCGAGATACTTTATCCAGTATGAAGGTGGGGCTACGCTCCATGATAGAGAGAGTTGGGAACAGATCCGTCCCGATTCGTGGGAAAACTATGTGGAGATCATCGATGCGTTTGACGCCTATGATGACCCAGAGTTTTCCGTCTTTGACGATGCTGATGAACTCATTGAAGATCAATACTTTGATGATCGTCAGGATGATTATTACAATCGTCAAGATGAGATTTATGTCCCAACATCTGCACGACTCTCACAACCCAAGACCTACCCGCGCCCTGATGCACGGGGAGGGGAAGGGAAAGTTCTTGACGCATTAAGGTGTCGACATTCGTGCGGACGAGCTTGCTCATACACGACTCAGTTGAACTGTAGGAATGAAAATTGTTCTCATTCCGCTTTTTGCGTCGCCCAGGCTGCGGCCGGACGTTCTGAAGAACCTGAACCCCAAATGGTGCCCGAAGCCAATTTGCTCACTTGCTCTCATGCTTGTGGTGCATCTTGTGGTCGTAGTGGTGCTTACTGCGGTGACCAGAGGTGTACTCATTGTTATCTCTGTACTTGGTTTGGTGTCTCTAGAACTCCGCCTGCCCCTCCACCCACTATTCCTACGCCTCCACCTCCAGAGTCCATTCCCGAGAGGAAAGACAAGGAGAAGAGAGAGGAAAGTGAAAAGAGAGAAGCTGAGAAAAAGAAATCAACTCCTCTCCCGCCCGCAGCTCCAACCACCTGCCCCAGGTGTGCGAAGAACATAACTTCAAAAAATCGTGTTCAGTGGAGCTCCCCAGTTCAAAATGAGGTGATGAGTCGCGGGTTCCGCGTTCCAATTGCTTGTTCCACGTGTCATCATACACCTGGTTGCAAACATTGTAAGAAGATCCCGTGTGCTCATTACGCAAATTGTCCCAACTGTGAAGTTTGTAGTAGCATACCTTGCGCGTGCAAGATCCCTATGCCTCCCCCCCCTCCGAAGTTTGAGAGTACTGCTCTCCACTGCTTAGCTTGCAAGCACTCACCTTGTGTTTGCAAGAAAGCGGAATGTAAGATTCCTGGTTCAGAGGCTGTTTCTTTTAAGAAAATGTCCCACATTCTCCCTTTCTATCAAGATGATACTCAGATGGGGACAGGGTGGGCATTTGGTGACTATTTGGTGACTTGCAACCATGTTGCCGCCGTTTCTTCTTCCGTTCGTGTTGCTGAAGGTCAGATACCCATCGTTCGAGCTCCTTTGCCGGAGGATGTCGCTGACAACTTCAAGCTCATGGACGTTGCTCTCTTCCGGAAACCTTCGATCCCGAAGTTGATGTCCTTTCCTCTTGCTCTCCCGCGTGTTGGATCCACTGTCCGTTTGATTCGGTTCTCCGATAATGCTATTCAAACCAACGCTGCTGTGTATGCCGAGGATGTCTGTTCTACAGAAGGAGTTCTTCATTACGATGAGGAATTGAAAGTTTGGTGGTATTTGGCTTCGTCCATCCGGGGAACTTCCGGATCTGTCGTTGTTGATTCCACTGGGCGTGCTGTCGGTCTACACGGCGGCACCCTTGAAGAAGGTGTTAAGAATTACATGATTCCTGTGGTTAATGAGATGATGATGCTTGTCGCAACTGGCAAGTGCACCTGGAAGACCACAATCCCTGCAATTGATACCGCTTTGAGTTTTCACAATCGAGAAGGGAAATTTTTAGGATGGGGAGGTAGTACTCAGTACACTCGTTTGTGCCCCAACCCTCCTGAAGTGGTGGCACGGCTTCGTCACTATTTCCCTCTCCGGTCATCTCTTCGTGTTGACCATGGTATTGCTGATTTGATTCAAACTGAACACGTCGGCTTGTACCTCCCCGCTCAGCCCACTGTCTTAAATGTGGCTATGGGTGTGGCCAAGTATTACCCGATTCGTACCCCCCTTCCGACTGGAAAGGCTTGGGACAAAACGTGGGATTACATGGAACTCACTTATGGACCTGTTATTGATGAAGGGCGCGTTCTTGAACATGAAGAGTATCGAGAGGTGATGACAAAACACACTTCTTCTTCCCCTTGCTTTGCAGGAACTGACAAGGAACAATTTTTCCACCAGTTTGAAGATGATATTCTAGCTCATTGGAAGTTGGCAGGCTCAGCAACCTCTGTCAGATCTCTCTATGCTCTGTATATAAAGAGTGAGATGCTGCCCAAAGACAAGATCAATGCCGGAAAAGCCCGAGCTTTCTGTGCTGATGATATGTTTGGGAATTACCAAGGGGTTCGTTTGTTCAAAGATCAATTGGACAAAATTCACGCCAACAAAACTACGCCTCAATGGCCAGGCCGCACAGAATTTTTTGGTGGGTGGGATCGTCTCTTCAAACAGATGTCCCGTTTTCCAAACTGGCGGTCATTTGATGGCGCAAATTGGGATGGGACTGTGCACGGAGAGTTCTTTTTGTATCTGTGTCGAATGTTCTATTACCATCTCCGTCCCGAGGATCAGACTCCGGAAAATTACTTGCGCAGTGTTAACTATGCGTTCCATTGTGCTCATGGTCTCCTCGTTTTACCAGACGGTACTGTTGTCGTTCGTGATGGTGGAATGGCCTCTGGCCTTTTCGTCACCCTTGACTTCAACGGTATGGTCGCCAATTTCGCGCATGCCTACTCCTTCTTTCGCCATTATCCTGCTGCAACTTTGGCTGACTATCGACGACACGTTAGATCAGCTTTTTGCGGAGATGATAATTTTTCATCTGATGATCTCCCTTGGACCAATGAGGAAATAATAGCTCATTGTTCCGAATTGGGGTTCGTCATGACATTGGAAAGCGAAGGAATGGAGGGTGCCAACTTCTGCTCGAAAATTTTTGCTCCTTGTCGATGTGGTTGCTCTCGTAAAATGCCACTTCTCAATATGGCCAAGATGTGGTGTTCCCTTTTATACACCGAGCATCCAAATGATCTCGTACACACATATGAGCGCGCTTGTGGTATATTGATCGCTCTCTACCCTTCGGAGCCTGACTTTATTGCTCTCAGTCAAGTCTTGGATGTTCTCGAGACCCGTCTTCAGGTCACTCCTGATGATTCCTTGCGAAATCGTCGCCTCACAAATTCTGAGTTGCATTATTTGTATCATGGATTTGAGAATGAGCAGCTGGTACCATCAGCAAAGATCTGCTTTAAAACTCTACATTGCAAAATGCCCCGCAACAATCAGAAACAACCAGTCACAGTGGTTGAAGTCCTTCCTCGTGCTGCTACCGCTGCAAAACCTGCACGTCGGATGCGCCAAAAGAAGAAGAAAACACAGCAAGGCGTTTCTCAGACCCGTAACGCCCTGCAACCCCGTCAGAGACAGCAGCAACCCAAAATGCTTGACGTTAAAGCTTTGTCTCAACGTATGAATTTCAGTGATGAGGAGCGGCTCTGTTATGACTACTTTTGTTGTCTTACAAACCCTGGTCAGTACGAAGCCCGTGTCCCCACTTCGTGGGGGAAAGGTACCATACTTTTCTCCTCTGAAATGGAATTCGATGTCCCTTTGGCCGATATGCTCACTGTGGGGTTTGCTGATGCTGGGCGTTTCGGATGCCTCATACAACCTCACCTCGGTGACCTATCAATGCCCTCACACTATAAAGTGGCCATGGCCCTTGGAGGTGTTGGCGGTCCCAATTACCAAGCGCTTGACTGGGCTGCTTCTCCGGCATACGTTGCTGTCAATCGTGGCAACGATGTTAGACTTGACAAACATTATATGGTTGTTACTCAGCCTGGCCCCGCTTTCTTTCATGCCTCCAACAGTGCTGGCGGATTTGGTGGTTTCTCTTTCGGTCCTCTTGGTCTTGCGCTCCCAAATTCAGCGACTCCCGCTGGAATAGCTGCAGCATCTTACGGCCTCACCGTAACTTTGTTTGACCGAGCGGCACCCAACAGCGACTCCCAAGTTTTCGTCACGCCTGGAACTTACTTCTTGTCTTTCACGCTTGTTTCAGGAACAGGCACCTTCGCCAACACCAACCTGGCCGTGGTTGCGACGTCTCCTGGGAGCTCCGCTCTCTCCGTCGGCAGTTTTATTGTCGACAGTGGAGGCGTTGAGCAAGGGAATTGGCTCATTACGATTGTTCCCCAAACTACTGGTCTCGACGGGTGGTTCACAGTTCAGTCAGATCCGGCTAACTTTGCCACCGAATCCCAAGTTCTTTGGAATCTTGTCCCAGCGTTTACTGATGCGGTTGTCAATGCTTCAGATTACGGTATTGTTTCAACTTACCGTCCTGTTGCTATGACAGCTGTGTTCACTAACACTATCTCCCCAGCTTATGCCGGTGGCACTGTGGCCATTGCTCTCTTGCCTGGTTCTGCCCGAAATCGTTTCTTTACGAATCAGGCTACCCAAGAGAACGGTTCTCCTCACTTTTTCGAGAACCTTGCCACCTACCCCCGCAACGCTGAGCGCCCCCTTGTGGAAGGAGTTTCTGCGGTTTGGTTTCCAGATGACCAAGCTGACATTGATATGTACACTCCAACTGCAGCTCCATTTCAAAACTATCCATCAATATGCATCGCTGGACAATATGTGCCTTCACAAGCAATCACTGTTCAGCCTGTTTCTGTTGGTCGTTTGAAAGTCATCACTGTCTACGAGGCCTGTACCACTTCGACGCTTTTCGAAATGAAAGCGGCAACTGGTGGCCAAGCATGCGTGGACCGTGTCCTCCGCTCTTTGTCTGGAGTAAATCCTTGCAGAGGCAACCCTGAGCACCTCGTCTGGTTAAAGAAGATGATGGCTACTGCCAAAAGTGTGTTTCAGAAAGGAGCCAATTTTCTCGACGCTAATCAAGCTTGGATCAAGCCATTGGTTACCGCTGGGTTAACTGCTGCCTCGGCAATGTGAACGTGTTTTTCTCTGTCAGCCATGGGTTTCTCTTTCCCACGGACAGCTTTACACGCT